TGCTCAGATCACGACGCCGAAGGTGCGTGTGGTGTGGGCGAATCTCGCGCAACCGAACACGAAGTTCGACGCCGATGGCGTGTACGACGTTACGGTCAGCATCCCCGACTCCGAGATGACGGAAGTCAAAGCCAAGATCGACCAATGCTTGGCGAAGGCGGAGGCCGAGTACAAGGCGCTGTACAAGAAGAAGCCGAACATCGCGGTCAACCTTCCGTACAAGCGCGAACTCGACAAGGACACCGGCGAGGAGCTTCCGTCTTGGCAGCTCAAGGTCAAACTCCCGGCGAAGACGACGGTGAACGGCGCGATCACCGATCGCAAGCCGACGATCGTCGATAGCCAGCTGAAGCCGATGGGTGCTGGTAAGCCGATCGGTAAGGGTTCGATCGTGCGGGTTAACTTCTACATCTACCCGTACTACGTTCCTGCTGTCGGTCTCGGCGTCTCCGCGAAGCTCCAGGCGGTGCAAGTCATCGAGTTCCAGGCGCAGAACGGCGGCAACCCGTTGCGCGGGTTCAACGCCGAAGACGGCTTCGTCTCCGAAGACGTTGCGGTCTCCGATGGATTCAAGCCCGAGGCCGTCGATAACGTGGACTTCTGATCCATGTCTTCCCTCGACCCCTCGCATACCCGCAAAGTGCTGTCGCATCTCGCCTTTGGTGAGGGCTACGGCACTTTCTACGGTGACGTTGCTCGCTCCCAGGCTAGCGGCGATTGGATCATCCCCCAGGTGACCTTGTGGTTGTTGACCCGTTCGATCATCGACGAGCACAACGCCGAAGTGGTGACCTGGGGATGTTCCTCGACTACCGAGGCCCATAACTACATGAGGCGTGTGGTTTACTGGTATTCGACTGCGCCCGATTCCAGCATGGATGATTTGACCATGATGTTGGCGGTCGCTAACTCGATCTCCTTTGACTACGGCACCTCAAAGTTGCATAAGGGCTTTAGCCCCGAGGGGCGACAAGTCCTCCGCAAGATTTGGGCAACGCGCATGAGCACCTTGTGGCACGATGACGAGCGCGGGGGCGAAGACGAGGAAGAGCGAGGGCCGGGGCGATGAGATATTTGTCTGTTTGTTCCGGCATCGAAGCGGCTTCGGTCGCGTGGGAGCCAATGGGTTGGACGCCCGTTGGCTTCTCCGAAATTGAACCGTTTCCTTGTTCCGTTTTGAAGCAGCGCTATCCCAACGTCCCCAATTTTGGAGACATGACAAAGCATGAAAGCTGGGAAATCCGATCCGGATCAATTGACGTTCTTGTCGGAGGAACTCCTTGCCAGTCTTTCTCCGTCGCTGGGCGGCGAGGCGGACTTGAAGACGCAAGAGGTAAGCTCATGCTTGCTTTTCTTGGAATCGCTGAACGTCTCCGGCCTCGATTCATTGTGTGGGAAAACGTCCCCGGTGTCTTGTCGTCTAACGACGGAAAAGATTTTGGAACCTTCCTCGGGGCGTTGGGGAACTTGGGGTATGGGTGGGCCTACCGGATCTTGGACGCTCAATGGTGCCGAGTGGACGGGTTCCCAAAAGCCGTCCCGCAACGCAGGAGACGTATCTTCGTTGTCGGATGTCTTGGAGATGGGGAGCGTGCAGCCAAAATACTTTTTGAGCGCGAAAGCGTGCAACGGGATCCTGCGCCGCGCCGAAAGGCGGGGCAAGGAACTCCCTCAGTTTCTCAAGCAGGTGTTGGAGCAGGCGTGTCGGCAACCGTGACGCCCAAGTGGGAGGGTCTAGGAGGCCCGTCGGGTACACTTTGCGGCTCGGGTGCCGGGTGCGACCGCGCAGCAGGTCAAGGAAGCGAACTTGATTTTTTGGTTTGGCCTGCACAGGTAGCGGCAAGTCTTGGATTGAACGGCAAAGCAACTTTCGGATGCTCTAATCAGGAGATCTTTTCTCAGAATGCATCCGGTTTGGTTCCTTATGACCTTTTCCAAATCACAGCTCCCGTCAACCGTCAGAACCGAAAGCCTGGAGATCCTTGCCACACTTTGGCGCGGGATAACGCAGCTCATGCAGCGATAGCGTTCTCGTCCAACATGAGCGATCAAGAACTTTTTGCTCAAAACGTATCCTGTTTAATTCCCTACGATTTGGCTCAAATTGTCGCTCCGGAAAATTCTCAAAACCGCAAGTTTGGAGATCCATGCCACACGTTAATCGGTCATAACGCGCGGCGCGCAGCAATTGCGTTTTCCTCAAACATGAACGCACCCGACGCGACGTTTGAAATTTCACCGCCAGTCAAGGTTGGAACTAGTTCGCAAAGCGGTCAACCACCAGCGGTCGCAAGTATGTCGGTTTCAAATAAAATGTTTGTCCGCCGCTTAACCCCGCGCGAATGTGAAAGATTGCAGGGCTTCCCCGACGATTGGACTTTGGTCACCCACAAAAACAAATTGGCATCAGACGGCCCTCGTTACAAAGCAATCGGCAATTCGATTGCTGTTAATGTCATGAGATGGTTGGGGGGCAGAATTGAAAACGCCAAAGGTTGATGGCACTTTGCTTTTGAATGAAGCCGAAAGCGCCATTGTCGGATGGTTTGAGCGATGTGGTCAGGTACCAGTCCTGATCTATGACTACGAGAAGCTCGTCGCGCATTTCGTCAAGGAAGGCATGGACAAGGACGAGGCTGAAGAATGGATCAGCTCCAACATTGAGGGTGCTTGGATGGGCAAGGGCACCCCGGCGATCATGCACCGAATCAACTCATTCGAGGAACTAGTGGAATTCTGCAACGCACACAATCTCGATGCACCAAAATAGGAGGCTCCGTGGAAAGCAAGTTCATAGCGCACATCCCATGTGAAAGCTGCGGCAGTAGTGACGGCAACAGCATCTACGACGACGGGCACACGTTTTGTTTCGTGTGCCGTAAACACCAAAACAACGACAAGGAAACCGTGATGACGGATTTGATCACCGATGTGAACATCGTGGCGAAGGGCAAGCGTTGCCTCAGCGCCGAGACTTGCCGACGCTTCGGTTACGGCAACAGCACCTACGAAGGCGGCACCGTTGAGGTCGCTCCTTATCACCGCAACGGGCGCGTCGTCGCGCAAAAGCTGCGTGATAAGGACAAGAACTTCCGGCTGATCGGCGAGACCCGCGATCTTCCCTTCTTCGGGCAACACTTGTGGCCCTCCCAGGGCAAGCGCGTCGTCGTCACCGAGGGCGAGTTAGACGCCATGTCGATCTACGAGATTGAGTGCAAGGGGAAGTGGGGCGCGTGGCCCGTCGTCTCCGTCCCCAACGGTGCTGCCGGTGCGTCGAAGACCTTCAAGGCCGAGCTTGAATGGTTGAGTGGCTTCGAGAAGGTGATCATCTGCTTCGATCAGGACGCAGCTGGCATCAAGGCGGCTAACGAGTGTGCCGCTATCCTGCCTCCCGGCAAGGCGTTCATCGCCGTGCTGCCGCGCAAGGATGCCAGCGATTGCCTCGTCGAAGGGCTTGGGGCCGACGTTGAGAAGGCTTTGTGGAACGCCCAGGCGTGGCGTCCGGATGGCATCCTCGATGCGACCGAGGCCCTGTCCGAGATCGTGAATCGTAAAGACATCGAGGCGATGGTCGGCTACCCCTTTGCGATTCTCAACGAGATGACCCAGGGTGTGCGAGCTAAAGAGCTTGTCACCGTCTGCGGCGGCTCGGGCATCGGCAAGTCCGAGTTCGTGCGCCATGTCGCAGCCCAGGCGCTCATGCATGACATCAAGCTCGGCTATCTTGCCCTGGAGGAATCGGTGCCCCGCACGGCGCTTGGACTCCTGGGCATCATCGCCGAGCGTCCTCTTCACCAGTTGAAAGACCCGTTTGATGACCCGCTGCTCGTCCAGGCGTGGGACACTCTCTTCAAGGGGAACTTCTACTGCTACAAGCATTTCGGATCGACCGATGCCACCAACCTCCTGGCGCGCATCCGATACATGGCGGTCGGCCTGGGGTGCCGCATCGTGATCCTTGACCACATCTCGATTGTTGTGTCCGGCATCGCCGATGGCGACGAGCGTCGAATCATCGACAACCTCGTCACCAACCTCCGCACGCTTATTGAAGAAACGGGCTTGGCGGTGATCGCCCTGTCGCATCTTCGGCGTGCAACCGATGGGGACTTCCACGAAGAAGGTGCCAAGACTTCGCTCGGGCAGCTTCGCGGATCGGGGTCGATCGGGCAGCTGTCGGATATCGTCATCGGACTGGAGCGCAACCAGCAAGCAGATGGCGCAAACCGCGACATCCTGACGATGCGTGTCCTGAAGAACCGCTACAACGGCGTCACCGGCCCTGCCGGTCGCGCTCGCTACAACAAGGAAAAGTCGGTGCTCGAAGACCTTGGCTTGGCAGACATGAAGGTGGAGGTATGAGCTTGCACCCCGGCACCTTGTTTCATTTCCGATGGCTGAAGGACGGTGATGCTTACCGTCTCTCCGTCGTGATCTTCGGATCTTCCCGTCGTGAGATGATGTTGGAGACGCCCGAAGATTGGGATGAATTCACCGCCTGGATCAAAGTCCTGGCGGCGGCAGACTATCCTGGAGAAAAAAAATGAACTGGTCACCTTTGCAAAAGCCGCAGATCATCGCCGCGCGTGCGACGTTGGCTCAAATCCAAGAGGCAATCCAAGAGGCTCGGGAGTCATTGGCGGGACATGAGATGAGGTTCAAGTTCTACCGCAATCGTCCCGGCAAGGATGTTATTCAAGTTCGCCGCATGGCTGTTGTCCAGGAGGCGATTGAAAAGAAGATCCGGAACCTTGAAGCGGCATCGAAGATCAAGGAGGCATCATGCTGAACGACGATGTTGAAAGCCCGAAGCACTACACCTCGCATCCGAGTGGCGTCGAGTGCATCACGATTACCGAGCATATGAATTTCCTGCTCGGGAACGCCGTCAAGTACATTTGGCGTGCGGACTTGAAGGACAACGACGTTAAGGACTTGGAAAAGGCTATTTGGTATCTCAAGCGCGAGATCGAGCGCCGGTATCAGTACGGCCCGAAGAGGATCGGATGAGACTCGCATACGATCTCGAAACCAACGGCCTC